CAATTTTATTCCTCTTATCTTTATATAATTCTTGTTCTGTCACCCGTCCTGTAAGATTTGCTCCTGCTGGTAATAATCCTACCCTGAATTTATTAAAGGGGGTTGCCCATTTTATTCCGTCGGTTTCAGTAGAATCGGCAGTTAAAACTTGTCCATTAGAGCCAACTCCTCTTCTCGTTGGAGCTCCAGCACCAGTAAAACCAATAATATCACCTTTAGTTGTTCCTATAGATTTGGCAATTTGTGCCTCATCGGTTACATTGCCTAAACTAACCTGCGTTTTAGTTACGCTATGAGGATTATTTGTTAAACCCTTATGAACAACCGCATCGTCATAAGCAGCCTTTAGGGCATCAGTTAAATTATTATCGCTTTGGACAATGGCACTTAAGACCTCAGCAACAATACTTAACCTATCCCCTACCTTTATTCCACCTTTAACAGTATCAGAAGCAGTTGGCAAGGAATAATTATTCGCCCCTTCTTCTATTCCATCAAGTTTGGTAAGCAGGGTAGCAGTAAAGTATTTATAGGTTGCGGTTTCCTTTATCTTATCAAGGGCTAATCTATCCTCTCCAGTCAATCCCGCAAGTAAATCTCTAATCTCGGCTGCGGTTTGGTCAGCAGTAGCCCCATCTTCTATGCCATCTAACTTATTTTTGAGAGTAGTAGTAAAGGCTTGTTGAATAGCATCCAAAATTGATTTATTTGAATGTGTGTGGGTTTCTTCTGCCGCTGTTTTTGTATCCACAATCGTTACATCCGTCAATTTATAGGTTACAATTCCAGATCCGCTGATTTCAATGTCATAATCACCGTTGGCTACATAGAAGGAGAATCGCCCGTTGCTATCCGTAGTTAAGGGATTGGCAATGGGAGTAATCCCCTCGTCGCTGTATATCGTAGCCTTATCTAAAGTTCCGACTAAATATACCGTTACCGACGCATTCGGAACTGCTGCTCCTGTTGTTTTAATTACTGCACTATGATATTCAAGCATAGAATCTCCTTAGTCAAATATCTCTGAAATTCGGAAGGAAGCTGTTTCTCCTAACCCCTTCCAAATTCCAGTATTTAAAGATGACTGGAGAAGGTATTGCCCAGCGACATCCAAGTCACCTGATACTACAGTATATTTGAGATAATTACTATTGTAAATTACAGGCGTCCAGGAAATAGTGGTCCCGCTAGGTTTCTTTACCTTTAAAGCAAGTTCAGTTGAGCCTGTAATATCACATCCGCAATCTACAATAATCACCGTTCCTATTTCATCTACATAATGTTTATCAGCCATACTCAGCTCCCTCCAATTCTATTTCAGAACTTACATTCATTGTTTTATTTATTGGCGAAGATAACTCAATATCACTTGTTCTTAAAACGCTTGCCAATTTCAAGTATTCTAATTTCATAGCTCCCACAACAACATAATCTAAAACAATTATTTCGGACATTTAAAATCTTATTCCTATTGCTTCAATTTCAAACTCTTATAAAGAATATAGCTAGGTAATTGGCTCACTGTTCTTTTCTTCAAGGTCTTCGCTAGCTGTATTACCAGGGTTTTTCCATTAACTATCTTTTTTACTTCCTTCTCTATTACAGAAATTACTTCTCCTCTCAAATCTCCAAACTCATCAATTTCAACAATTTCTCTTGGCTTGTAAACTGGGTTGCTCTCAAAGTCAATCTCATATTCCTCACCAATGATCTCTAATATTTCTTTATTTCTCTTCCTTTTCGCTTTTATCTCGTCTAATTTATCATTATCAAGAAGAATAATCTGTAAATTGTCTGATAAAGGTCTATTAAAATAATCAGCAAAAGGATGAGGAACTTTCTCTTCATCTTCTCCATTTCCATAAGAAGGATGATCGGGTGCTTCGTAGCCTGCAATAATTTGTTTGCTTGTTTTGTTATAGAGCAAAAATATCCAGTGAGTATTAGACGAAGCTGTAATATAACGCTGCTGAGCATATGCATATAGAGAAATACTATACCCCGCCCCCAGATATATATATGTAACATAACTTGTGGACCATGCTCCTGCTCCTGCGCTCTGGTCTTTGTATGCAAGAGAAGCTCCGTAATGTGCACTTGTATAATTCCCTTTTAATTGAGGATAGAAACCATATTCGCCTCCAGGCAAAGTAAGAAGACTCCATTGAAAACTGGCCCCCCCCTGTTTGGAAACTGCACCAGTAGTAGTTTTTAATTTCCCTTGAGAAACTGCATTTGCTCCTATCTTTCCTTCAACTATTCCTAAATTTTTAACTCTTATTTTATGGGCAGTAGTATCTACATCTAAAGTAGCATTATCAGTTTTTTCATTTAGATACCCTTCAGCAGGGTCGGCACTGTCAGCCTTTACCTTCTCATCTGTTCCTCCACCGAGATTAAAGAAAGGTCTTATATCTCTATAAACATATCCCTGGTCTGCGTCAGAGTCTTTCTCTTCAAAGTCCAAAACCCTCATCATTGTTGTCTTACAATAAACGTAACAGATAGGAATCACACCCACAGGACAGTTTGGAGGTGTGGGAGACGCTGCTTCTGAGCCCGTTGTCCAGGCTAAAGTTCCAGCACCATCAATGGTAAGTAAGTCAATTCTTGGATAGGTAGTTGGAGCAGTTAAAGTAGGGGAATTACCACCAGCAAAGTTAAGGGGAATATCTACTCCGTGCCAGACTTGTCTAAAGAAGCCTGCTACATCAGAAGAGCCGACATAAACGGTCATTCCGACCTCTGCTCTGATTTCGTCAAAGAGGTAGGTTTGGCTTGCCTCAAGTGCTTTGTAACCAATTTTAGCAATATCAGATAAAGTGGCAGGAGTTCCGTTGTTACTATCAGGAGAAGCAAGAGTTAAGGTATCCTGCTTCCAAGTATCAACCGTTCCATCGGTGGTAATATTCCAATAACTCTCGTTACCAGCAGAGTCTCTTAATAGAAATTTAATAGCAGAGGAAACCTTATCGCATCTTGTCCAGACCTTTAGTTTTAAGAACCCAGATAAATCTATAACAAGAGTTCTATCAACCTGTCTATCTCCCGTTACATCAATAGCACATTGTAAACAATAGCTTCCCTCTTGCTCATTGGTAGAATTGGTAGTGACTGTAACTCCCGTTCCAGACCAGACACTTTGACAAGCGGCATCATTTAAATATTCAAAGTCTTCGGGAACATAATGACATCTTGGTCTCAATGGAGAGTTATCACCTTGCCATAAAGCGTTCAGGAGTGCTCTCATTTGAGATGCAGAAAAGCCATCTGAATCTGCTGGTTTCCGTATATCAAAAGTTCCTTTCACTATATCGCTCATACTATCCCTCCATATTTAATTATACCCTTAAATACCCTAAAAGTCAAATCAGTATCCATAGCAAGAAACATTCACCGCTCCAGGCTGGGCAACTCCGTCAACATCAAATAACCTAATTGTGCACTCATCATTACTTTGAGCAGTGATAAGAGGAATCAATGGAGAAGATCCTACAGTGGTAACCACTATGCTTTTAACCCTCTGAAAATCAACCCCTTCATCAGCATAAACTATTATGGTCCCTGTTGATGCAATTGTTCTATTTAAGATCTCCAGATTTTTATCTGGAACATCAACAAATATCTTAAGCGATAATAGTCTCACCCGAGACCACTCATTTGTAGTTGTTAGAATAACTTTTATTTGCAAATATCTAAAAGTAAATTCCCCTGACCAGAAAGATTTCCACTCTGTCCAATCTCCAGTTTCGGTCTTATGTCTCTCCTGAAAATCTTGGGAAATTCCTTCCCCGGAACCCCAGTAAGAAGCTGTAAGATTCACACAAGCAGTTGCCTCGTAACCCAAATCAATTACCCGACTAATATAGGATCCCTGAACAACTACAGGAACATCCCACCTATCTTTATCAGTTTCTGCCTGAGCCCAGGTTTTGCCCATTGTGTCCCATCTCTTCTGAGTTTTTAGTTCTATGGTAGGGACAAAAGTTCCTTTGGTATAATCTTCTCTTTGATTTCTCTGTAAACCCGCATCAATATAACCGACTAAATCATCAGTAAACTCAAGGATATAGTTTTTATGGGGGATTTCGGTAATAGTTATACTGTCCATAGTTGCCTCATTTGAGTAGTTTCCAGAAGTATCCACCGCTTTAATCCAATATATCTTTGTTCCTTTCGTGAAATTAAGAAGGTCATATTTATTATCCATTGGAGCCGCAATAAACATTGAACTTCCCCAAGAAGTTCCTTCTCTAATTTCATACCTCCAGAAATCAACCTCTATGTTCTTATCCCAAGTAAAGATAAGTCTATCTCCAGACTGAACAACAGCAAAGTTAGTTACTGCAGCTGGAGGTTTAGTTTTTCCTTGAACATAGATATTCGCCTGAGGAGATTCTGAAATCTTGCTCTCTGAACCATCTCTATCAACTGAAGTGACTGCGACATAGTAGGTCTTTAAGTCCGCTATCCCGCCAAGAATCTGAAAAAACTCTCCAGTGGTAGAGCCTCTGAAAGTCCAGGAAGCACCTTCGTCATCAGAAATATAGATATTAGCGTGGTCATAAGAAACATAGGAGAACTCGCTTTCATCTGGTCGGTTAAAAGAGATATTGATTGCGTCCTCAATAGTCCCATCCTTCATCTTGACTAATGCTTCTGTGAGTGCGAGGTCTTCTACCAGAGGATTAGGAGCCGGTAACATTGAGTAAATCGGGGTAGGTAAGTGAACTCCTGTAATATCGTCGTAGATACTTTCATTGTATTCAATTGCCGAGACTGAAACCTCATCTTTGTCATCTTTTGAGAAATCAATGATACGGAACGGCTTCGTGACCTTTGTGATTTCGCCGAAGGAATAAAGACCCCAGGCGGGCGGAATCGCTGAGAAGTCAGGGGTTACATTTAAGGTTTCATATTCTCCAGCTCCATCAGTTACGGTTTTTTCCTCAATCGTTCCATCTGCCAGACGAACCTGAACCTTATAAGTTTTACCTGTTTCTACCTTTACCTTTCTGTCCAGAGTAATTGTATTGATTGTTGCAGAGACTATTCTTCCTCCATACCCCCAGACAGGAACATCGTGCTGGAAGTTAATAACATCTCCAACCTGACAGGCAATAGAATCAATCCCTGCCTTAAATCCAATCATCCGTGTGCAGTATTTAGAAAGGTTGAGAAAATATTTACCCATTCTCATTGCTTGAGACTCACGGGCAATCCCAAAAAGACCAAATTGCTTTCTTCTTAAAGGTTCGCCGGCAATAAGAGAGGCATCATCGGAAATGCCTCTGGTGTCCCTCTCGTAATTTCTATCTTTGTTAGCGAACTGAATCTCAACCATATTAAAAATTGTTTTCAAAGGAGAAAAACTTTCGGAGAAAGAGTCGTCAATGATATTCCCCATTGTAAAAAGTTGGGTAGGAGTTTCAGCCTTGTCAATCTGTAACTTAATCTTGCCGGCAGAGTAGAAGGGATTACATCTAAAAGACACTGCTAATCCGTTCATAATATCAGGAACTCTGCTGGCGGTGTCCAGAACCACATCAAGCCTAAATCTTTTCTCTTTGCCTTCACTTCCTTCTTCTACAGGAACTAATTCATCGCAATAATTTGCCATTTCCACTAAAAGTGTATCGTCAATATGGCTTGCTTCTATAAAATTCCCTGCTCCATATCTTTTATTAGTGAGAAGGTCTCTTATACACCAGATTGGATTTGCAGACCACTTCGTAACCCATGTAGCGCCGTCCCAAGTAGCCTCAGCATCGTCGGGAAAACGCTTATACCCACCATCATAATAATATTCATCATAACCGAGTTCTGCTCCACCACACATAATCTTTGGCTGATAAACCTTAATTCCTTTAACCAGACTTGTTATAGTCGGCACAGAACCAGATAATCGGTCAGTAGCAAGAAACTTTAAACCTAAAAGGGCGGTATTAGGATAGGAAAGATCGTCGTATTTAATCTCATCAATTTGGGTAAGATAAACTGAGCCGATATGGTAGAAATCGGAGTCAGCAGTTAGCCTCGTGATTTCTATGTCATATTGGTCAGCCGCCAGATTATCAACCCTAAATGTCTTTTGAAAAGAAGATTGGGTCTTAAATGAAATAGAAGGTTCAGAGATATTCGCTCCTGGATAACTTTCTTCAGAATGCTTTTTCCATCGGACACGATATTGAACTGTCCACGCATAGATTGCCCCAGTAGAGGCATCGGTTTGGAATAAGCCCTGTGGGAAAGTTAATTGAACCTCAAAAGATTGAAGATCCGTATTTACAGTAGTTTTAGTTATCGGAATTCCATAATTTAGTTTGTCATTATAAGAATAAACATTATGAATATCATTAAATCCCTCAATAATATCCTGATTATTTTGACCCGCTCTGAAATGAGGAATAGGCATTGTATTCTCGGAGTAATAGTTTGAAAGGGCATTCTTATTTATCTCAATGTTGCTGATACCTTCTATTTCCCCTTCAAATCCAATTAGGGTATTCAAGTAATTCAAATCAGTTAAAGTCTCAGAGGGCAGATACCTTAATCCTGTAACCGAACTATAGAACTTTATATTAGCAGGAGCATCAATAATATTATCACCTAAAGCAGTAATTCTGACATCATAGAAATCAAGGGGTAAAGAAATTACAGAGTTATCAGATTGAAGGCGGACAGAACTAAAAGCAATATTCGCAGAATTTTCGTATGGAGCAAACCAAATTGGGTAGTAATCGGTATAGTCCGGCGAACTTGTTTTCTTGATTTCAATCTTATAGTCAAGAGCATACCAACCGAAATAAACTTCGCATATTTTTAAATGATAGAGAGTAGCAGAAGTATTTTGCCCCGTGAACCAATGACCAATTTTGGGATAGTTATAAGAGGGATAGGTGGATTCCCGAACGCAATATTTATTAAGAGTAATGTTAAAACCTTTTACTGAATCAACCGTTCTAAAAGTATTTACAAATCCACTTTGGCTTTCATTAGAAAGAGATAAAGTTCTCCATGAAGACTCGTATTGTTTTCCAGTCTCGGTAAAGATAGAGAGAAATGGTCCACCAACTCTATGTTCACCATAAATTACAGGAAGAACTGCATCAGGCGAAGTCTCGTTTCTAATCCCGTTCCAAGAGTAAGTTGCAGAATCGGTGCTTCTATCAATGCTGGTCATACCCGGCATTTTCGGCCTCATCAGCCAAGCTATAAGGGCAAAAACACCAGCAACCGCAAACTGAAAGAGGACAGCCCCCCAGAATGCCCCAAAAGTAGCTACAAACCAAGATTTAACTGCTAAAACAGCAACAGCTATAAAATCTTCAACTTCTGGAGTATAAATTATTTCATCGCCATCGACGGGATAGGTTTTCCGATAAAGTTCTTTCGGGATATATTTCCCGGAAAGAATAACCCTAAATTTACCGAATTTAACTGGCTTTGGAAGATATGAGTTTAGACAGCGATGCGGAACATATTTAACTTTCTTCTCCGTTCTCCCTGTCTTCTCAAGTAAAGAAGGAAAGTTCTTAATTGTAATCATTTTTTTAATTTAAACCGACCCTCTATTCTACTCTCAAAGGGCTCCTGATTTAATCGGCTGACTACTACTCCCACCTTTCTCAAACAATGAATAAACTTGCCATTGCCCAGATAAACCCCTATATGAGTTGGACATTTATCAAAACCCCTAAAGAGAATAGCATCGCCAGGTATTAGCGCTTGATTTTCAGGGATTCTTTCTGCATATTTATAGTAATTTTCAAGAAAGAGATTATAACCCTCTTTAAACCAATCAGGCTTATATCTGTAATCATCTAACTGATACCCTAAATCTTTATAGAGTAAAATCACTAAACCATAGCAATCCAGACCATCCTTTATATCCCGCCCGTGTTCCTTAAATGGAACTCCGATGTATTTAGCAGCTATTTCAGGAAGTTTCATAAGCGAATGACTCTTGATCCGGGCACTCCGGGAAATCCGCCGAATCTGAGCTGATTATTTAAGGTTCTACAATAATCCAAAGTTTTCTTGCAGGAAGTTTCTGCGCCCGAATATCCACAGGCCGAAGATTTAAAAATCCATTGGCAGTATAGGCGATTTAACCTTCTTCCAGGAACAACCGCCTCCATAACATCAAATTTGCTGGTTAGATCAAACTCCGCTTGATGCTCCCTGGCAATCGTGCTCTCAATATAAAAAATATCTTCAATATAATTAGTCGGCTCGTCCAGATGGTCTGCCCAGACCTGAAGTATTCTGATTTTTTGACCTCTTAAACCATCATTATTTTCAAGATAATATTGAACTTCTCTACTAACATTAGATATAGATATTCGTAATGTATCAACCTTGCCACCTCTGGATTCTGTGATTGTGCTTCTTTTGAGGGGAAATTTTTTATAGGTATGCCCACTGAAAACAACATCTGTATCATATTCAGCAAGATACTTAAAGTCATTTGGAACACCGTCAATCTCGTAAAGATATATCGGCTGGTTTTCCTTCTTATCCTTTTGCGTTCTAAAATCAGAAGTTATATTCCTTGGCATATTATCTTGTCTCCACTAAAGTAAGACTGCACTCAAACGCTACATCGTGAAAAATGGCTTCCCTTGTCAAATCATCATCCTTGAAACGAACGGTGTATTGAACATTGTCAATCGGAGAAGTCCAGTAGAAAGATTCAGCAGAACCCTTTCTCGCTATCCAAAAATCCTTTAACTGCTCGCCCACCGTTTTTAGCTTAAGAAAATGAAGTGTCCATTCCCGAAGAGGACTACTCCATTTAGCCCGCATTTGCTCCGCCCCGTTTTCAAAAGGCGATATTAAAGTCCTCTCCTTAACTTTTTCCGTAATTGATTTACGATCACAGGGAATTGATAGGGTTTCCATTAGTGAATGAACTCCTTCATAATAGCTCTGATTTCTTCATTATGCATCATTCTTTCGCTAACAACGCTGGTAATTGCTTCAGGATTTCTTCTCGCTAGCTCTGAAAAAGAGATAGCATCCACGGCATTGATATTAACGAGAAATGTCGGCGATTTTAGTTCTTCTTTCTTTTCCTGTGAGGAAACAGATGGCACTTTCAAAGCTCCTCTTAACCAATCAGTCATTGATTTAGGAAGGACTAATTCGCCAGGAGTTAGCATTGCTGGCACCACATCTCCGCCTTGCTGAAATCTCTGGACAGGAGTTAATCCACCCTCCGCCATCATGAGTGTAGGAGGAGCATATGTGGGAGCGGGAATTAATCCACCCTTCGCCTTCCCGGGTGCAGGAACAGGTGTCGGGCTTATCCCGAACAAACTTGAAGGCATCCCGAAATGAATCAGCATCTTAATAAGCCCAGATTTAAGGAGCATAGCAGCAATATCAGCAAAGAGATTTCGGAATATCTCTCTCATCGCTTTGCCAAAGGATTCCCCCGTAAGAATTAAATTCTTAAAAGCTGAAACAAATCCATCAACTATACCTGAAACAAGGTGTTCCGCAGCTTCCCCAAAATCTCCAAATGTTTTGTTAAGATTCCTTAGCCACCCGCTCCAGGAGGCATTTAATTCTTCTTGCTTAGTTCTATCAAGATGCAATGATTTATAAAGATTCTCAATGGCCTCTATCAATTCAGGGTCTTTAACAATTTTTAAAAGATTCTCTTTCCATTCATTAAGAGCTTCCTGCGCATCCTTGCCCTCATTTTTAGCGAGTTTCATTCTTTGCTTTGCGTAATATTCAAAAACATCTGTAATATTCCTGTTAGCATTAACACTCGCGGCCTCTCTTTCTTCATCGGAAAGAGTTTTAATCTTCAAAATTTCTTCAAGCTTGTCTTCCTGAAATTTAACAAAGTCTTCCACATCCTGCATTTTTACTATTTTAATTTTCTTAAAATTCTTTAGTTCACGATTAGCCTGGGACTCAACAACCTTTAATCTCTTCTCACCGATTCCTTCAAGGTCAGTTGTCAACCCCATTTCTATCGCCTTTTCTTCAGCAACACGGAGATTCTTTAAAACAAGGACTGCTTTATCAAATTCTTCCTTTCCTATCAACTCATCCACGCATGCCGCAAATAAGGCATCCTCAGTGTCCTCTAACATTTTTAGAGACACATCCTTTTCTCTTTGAGCCCGTTTCTTATAATACCCCTCCAAAGTTTTTGATTGCTCTTCAGTAATCTTTGTTTCCTTTTCAAGATTTTTGATTTTGGCCGCAAGGACCTCATCATCTGCTTCCCGCTCTGCTATCGCCAAGTTCTTAGCAGTTACAGTTCTGGCGAGAGCGCTAACTTTCTCTATTTCCGCCCCTGCCTTTCCGTGTCGGGTTAATTTTTTAATTTGGTATGCGGCGTCTTTAAGAAAATCAACTGTTTTTGATAAAGCGGGGTGAACTTCATATACAGCTGTCTGCCACTTGCGAGTCCAGGTTTCGTAACTCTCAATAATAGCTTCCCCTTCTTTCTCAAGTTGATTGATTTCTGATTGAATTTTCAGCTCATCGCCTTTAAGGACTTGATATTTCTCTTGATTTACCAACTCTCTTAGTTGGTCTTGGAGAAGTTTCTTTTTATCCTTATCTGTCGCTTGACCAATCTTAGCTCTTAAATCCTCTTGTTTAAGGTAAATATCAAGCGGTTTTTGAAGCATTGCAATTCTTTCAGCAAGAGTTGATTTCTCTACTTTCCCCAATTCTTCTACCTTTTTAATAAGGTCGTCAACTGTTGGGAGTTCCTCCCGTCGCAAAATACTAGCTTGGACAGCAAAGTCTCTCAACTCTTTTGCTGCCTTTATTTCAAATGCTCTATATTTCACTGCCGCCCCTGTTTTTGTATAAATGGTCTCTAAAGTGGCCAGTAAGTTTTCTTTCTCCCTTTGGAGTTCATCATTTTGCCTTGCGGTTAATTCTGGACCCTTCTTCATAAGTTCAATTATCCGTTCTTGGAAACGCTCTACATCAGCCATTAGTGCTTTTGTAAGCTCAGGGGTGAGAGCAATTGCAATCCCTTTAAGAAGCGCCCTAAGTTTCTCAGATATACTCGCAAGACCTAATTTAATATCTATTACTACAGGGCTTTCTTTTTTCAAACCCCTTACATCATCCGTTAAATCTATTATTTGCTGTTTTAGATGTTCATTAGCTGGC